AAGTTGTATTTAGATTCAGACGTAACTAAGCGAAACAATAATGGTCAAACAAAATCGGGATTATACTCACTCTTTATACCAATGGAGTGGAACTATGAAGGATTTATTGATGAGTACGGGCAGCCGGTATTTAATACACCTGAAGAAGAGGCTATAGACCCACACGGTGATAGCATCGAAGTGGGTGTTATAGATTACTGGGAAAATGAGGTTGACGGCCTTAAACAAGACCAGGATGCTTTGAACGAATACTACCGTCAGTTTCCGCGTACTACAGACCACGCTTTCCGTGATGAAAGCAAGAATAGTATTTTTAACTTAGCAAAAATCTACGAACAGGTTGATTATAATGCAGACTTGCGTAATACTAATACTGTAACACGTGGGAGTTTTCAGTGGGAGAACGGAGTTAAGGATACTAAAGTAGTGTTTATGCCAAACCCTCAAGGGCGCTTTAATGTATCCTGGGTACCTGGTTTAAGTCTGCAAAATAAGTATATAGTTAAGAACGGTATCAAATACCCAGGCAACGAACACGTTGGTGCATTTGGGTGTGATAGCTACGATATTTCAGGAACGACTGACGGCAGGGGTTCTAAAGGTGCATTGCATGGATTAACTAAATTCACAATGGAAGATGCGCCACCTAGTACATTCTTTTTAGAATATATAGCTAGGCCTCAAACAGCAGAGATATTTTTCGAAGACGTGCTTATGGCTTGCGTCTTTTATGGAATGCCAATACTTGCCGAGAATAACAAACCAAGGTTATTATACCACTTTAAGAGAAGAGGCTACCGGGGTTATTCGATGAACCGACCTGACAGATTATGGAACAAGCTTTCCGTAACTGAGAAAGAAATAGGTGGAATACCTAACTCTAGTATGGACATGAAGCAAGCACACGCTGCAGCTATTGAGATGTACATCGAAAATCACGTAGGCGTAATAACCGAAGGTGAATACGGGACAATGTATTTTAACGATACATTAAACGATTGGTCTAAGTTCGATATGAATAACAGAACGAAATATGATGCTTCTATTAGTTCGGGGCTTGCTATTATGGCTTGCCACAAAGATTTGTACAAACCGATCGGGGAACAACAAAAAACAAAACTAAACCTAAAGATTGCTAGATTCAGTCAGGACGGTTATACTTCAAAAATAATAAAATAACAATATGGCTAACGCAGTTGTAAGTAACTTTTTCCCAAGCCAAGTGGCTAGCGACCAAGAGAAGATGTCGCCGGAGTACGGCTTACAGGTCGGTCGAGCTATTCAAAACGAATGGTTCAACGGCAACCAAGGGAGCGTAAGATTCAGAAGCAATCAAGATAGCTTTCACAGTCTACGTTTGTACGCAAGAGGTGAGCAGCCCATTCAAAAATACAAAGACGAGCTATCCATAAATGGTGATTTATCTTATCTCAACCTTGACTGGAAGCCAGTCCCTATACTGTCTAAATTTGTTGATATCGTTGTTAACGGTATTGCAGATAGGTCTTTTGATATTAAAGCATTCTCCCAGGATCCGTATGGCGTTGAAAAACGCACAGCGTATATGGACTCTATTATTAGAGACATGCAAACTAAAGAGCTTAACGACTACGCAGCTGAAGCATTTGGTATTAACTTGTACGAAAACGATCCAGCAGCATTACCTGAATCTAAAGAAGAGCTTGAGTTACATATGCAGCTCAGCTATAAGCAGGGTATTGAAATTGCTGAAGAAGTTGCAATAAACACGTTGTTAGATGGTAACAACTACGACCTTATTAAAAGACGCGTATACCACGATTTAACAACTATTGGTATTGGCGCAGTCAAAAATACATTCTCTGAATCAGAAGGTGTATTGGTTGATTACGTTGATCCAGCGAACTTAGTATACTCTTATACTGAATCACCATACTTCGAAGACATCTATTATGTTGGTGAAGTAAAGACTATTCCAATTAGCGAGCTTAAAAAACAATATCCTGGTTTAACACAAGATGAGCTAGACAAGATTAAAGGTGAAGGTTCACAAAACCTAACGGGTGGTTGGAACAGGAGTGAAGTAAACGATAACTATTACGATTCAAACACGGTTCAAGTATTGTATTTTAATTACAAGACGTACATGAACGAAGTGTATAAGATTAAAGAAACAGCAACAGGTGCTGAAAAAGTAATACCGCGTGACGATCAGTTCAACCCGCCGGCAGATGCAGAGGGCTTTGCTAAAGCATCTCGCTCATTAGAAGTACTTTATGAAGGCGCTATTATATTAGGTACTAGCACATTGCTTGAATGGGGTATTGCTGAGAACATGATGCGTCCTAAGAGTGATTACAATAAAGTAAAAATGAATTACAGTATTGTAGCGCCTAGAATGTATAAAGGGCGTATCGAATCTATCGTAAGCCGCTGTACTGGCTTTGCTGATATGGTTCAGCTTACACACTTAAAGATGCAGCAAGTATTAGCTAAGATGATGCCGGACGGTGTTTATATGGATGCTGATGGTCTTGCTGAAATTGATTTAGGTAACGGAACAAACTACAACCCACAAGAAGCGCTTAACATGTTCTTCCAAACGGGTTCTGTTATTGGTAGGTCATTTACACAAGAGGGTGATATGAATCCTGGTAAAGTGCCTATTCAGCCGTTACAGACCGGTGCGGGTGGCCAGAAGCTACAAACATTGATTCAGACATATAACTATTACTTGCAGATGATTCGTGACGTTACGGGTCTTAATGAAGCACGTGACGGTTCATCGCCTGATTCAAGAGCATTAGTAGGTGTACAGAAATTAGCAGCAGCAAATTCAAACACGGCTACACGTCATATCTTAGATGCAGGGTTATTTTTAACAGCTGACACAGCGGAAGGGTTATCACTTAGAATATCTGATATATTAGAGTACAGCCCATCGCGTAAAGCATTTATACAAAAGATTGGTGGTTTCAATGTGGCAACATTAAGTGAGCTAACTGAACTGCACTTGTATGACTTTGGTATTATGCTTGAGTTGTCGCCAGACGACGAAGAGAAAGGTATGCTAGAGAATAACATCCAAACCGCATTGTCTGCAGGATTGATTGATCTCGAAGACGCTATTGATATTCGCGAGGTTAAAAACCTTAAGCTAGCTAACCAGTTGTTGAAGCTGCGCCGTAAGAAAAAACTTGAGCGTGACCAACAGATGCAGCAAGAGAATATTCAAGCACAGGCACAAGCAAACGCACAGGCGCAACAAGTTGCAGCGCAAGCTGAAGTACAGAAAGACCAAGCGTTATTCCAAACGAAAGCACAGCTTGAGCAAATGAAAGCTCAGATCGACCAGCAGAAGATGCAACAAGAGGTTGAACTTAAGAAAGAGCTTATGGCTTTAGAGTTCCAGTACAACATGCAGCTTAAAGGACTAGAGACAGAAAATCAAAAGTCTAAAGAAGCACAGAAGGAAGATCGCAAAGACGAAAGAACTAAAATACAAGCATCTCAACAAAGTGAGTTGATTGATCAAAGAAAAAATGATTCACCGCCTAAGAACTTCGAATCCTCTGGAAACGATATACTTGGCAGTGGGTTTGGCTTAGGTACCTTTGAACCTAGGTAATTATAGTAATAACAATTTTATAATATCTTATCATGAGTGAAGAAACTAATCCGATAGCATCTGTCGACGACGACGGTACTATTAAACTAGACTTACGACAAAATGCCGTTCAAGAGCAAAGCACAGATGAGGTTCCTGTACGCAACGAATCCGAAGTTAGCGAAGGAGTACCAGAGCAAAACGTCGAAGAACCAGTTGCAGAACCTGCCAGAGAAGAAGAGGTCCCCGTTCAAAATGAACAACCTGTTCAAGAAGAGCAAGTAGAGCAACAGCCTGTATTACAGGAGATTACAGACGAAGAAGTTGAAGAAGCCGCGGTAGAACTCGAAGGAGAAGTTGAAGAAGCTATTGCTGAAGCAGCTGAATCTGGTGTAGAGCTACCGGAAAACATTCAAAAAGTTGTAGACTTTATGAGTGAAACGGGCGGTTCGTTAGAAGACTTCGTAAAGCTTAACACTGATTACGCATCGTTAAACGAAGACCAGTTGCTTCGCGAGTATTACGAAACAAAGTACAGCGCTTACGACAGAGAAGACATTGACTTCTTACTGGCTGATAAGTTTTCTTACGATGAAGAGCTCGATGACGAACGCGAAATACGTTTAAAGAAATTAGAACGTAAGCAAGCATTATCGGAAGCTAAAACACATTTAGATGGATTAAAGTCTAAATACTACGATGAAATTAAGATGGGTTCAAAGTTGAATCCAGAACAGAAAAAAGCGGTTGAGTTTTTCAATCGTTATAATAAAGAGAGTGAGGAAGCTGCGAAAGTTGCTGAACGACAAACCAGCAGGTTTAAACAAGAAAGCGCGAAAGTGTTCAACGAAAAGTTCGAAGGTTTCGACTATTCAGTTGGAGACAAGAAGTACCGCTTCAAGGTTAACAACGCTGGCCAGGTTAAAGAAACTCAGGGTGACATTAACAACTTTATCAAGAAGTTCTTGAACGAGAAGGGGGAAATGAAAGACGCCAAGGGTTATCATAAATCGCTGTTCACAGCTATGAACGCTGATCAAGTTGCACAACACTTTTACGAGCAAGGCAAAGCCGATGCAGTAAAGGATAGTATGGCACGCGCGAAGAACGTGAATATGAATCCGAGAGGGGTTCATGAAGAAGTCACGGCATCTAATGGGTGGAAAATACGCGCAGTTGATAGTGGGCAAAGCTCTTCTGGACTCAAGGTTAAGTTTAAGAAATAATAATCCATTTAAAATAAATAAAAATGGCTTTAGCAAACACTGGTGCTGCACTACAGCACTTAACTCCACGTCCTGTTAAAGGATTGTTCGGAGACAATTACTTGTCCGTGGCTGACATGGACTTTACACAACAGTTCCTCCCAGAGGTATACGAGAAAGAAGTTGAGCGTTACGGAAAGCGTACAGTCGGCGGATTCTTGCGTATGGTAGGTGCTGAAATGCCAATGGCTTCTGACCGTATCGTATGGTCTGAACAAGGTCGCTTGCACATTGCATATGACGGCGTTGATTCAAATGCTGGTGGTTCTACTATCACACTTGACGGATTGCCAACTAGTGCTACTTACAAAGGTCTTGTAAATGTAGGTCAAACTTTGGTTATCTCTAACGGTACTGTTACAGCGAAAGCACGTGTTGACGGATTAGGTACTTACACTGATGGCGCTGGAGACACTGCTACTCAGGTTGTAAATATCAAAGTATACGGAGAAACAAATGCTGTTCTTCCTACTGCACTTCGCAACAAGACTGACGGTTCACTTAACATTTTCGTATTCGGTTCTGAGTATGCAAAAGGATCAGGTGATGTAGGTAACTCATTCGACGCTTCTTTCACAACTTTCGAGAACAAGCCTATCATCTTACGTGATAAGTACAATGTTAACGGTTCTGATGTTGCTCAGATCGGTTGGGTTGAAGTTACTACTG